TCGGTGCGCGTCACCTTCACCTCGTAGCGACCGGCGGCCACCGCGTAGCGGAAGGTATAGCGCTGCGGGGTAGTCGTCGCCGCCGATACCGTCTCGGTGCCCAGCGTCACCCACGACCCAATGGCAACGCCATCGTCATTGACCGCCCGCGCCTGCACGGTAAAAACAATCGACTTGCCGGTAATCGACCCATCATCCTGTGCGTAATACAAGCCACGCGGGCACACCACATCAACCGCAATTTTCGTCGCCGAAGTGCCGGCAGTATTCGCCACGAACGGCCCGATCTCCGTGCCGGTCGTCATCTCCTGACCGGATACCTCGCCCGAGGTATTCACCGCCGCCGGGAACAGGTCGAGGGTTTCGTTCGGCCCGACCACCTCGTAGCTGATTTCCTCGAAAGCGGAAATATCCGAATCCTCGATGCGGATCTGCTCGATCTCGTACTCACCCACGCCAATGCACAGCAACTGGTACAGGTACTGCTCGTTGCCCTCGTATTCGACGTAGGGCGATGCAGCGAAGTCCGGAAATACATTAAGCCGACCGTACTGGATTGGGATGGCCCCACTCAAGCGAGCCATATTGCCCTGCGCTGACAGGTTGTAGGTTGGACTGGATGATTTCGTATCGCCATAGCCACCACCGCCGCCAATTGATGCAGACGGCGGAGGAAGCATGGCATTGACCAGCGCAACTCCGACAATACCAACGGCAGCAGTCCATCCGGCGGCTGTACCTACTCCAGTAGCCCCCGCCAATTCAGCACCTAGATATGGAGCAAAATAGGCAACAACGATAAGAAGAACGATCTTTAGAACATCTGATCCACCATCGCCGCCACCTTGCGGCAACAGCACTACAGCCAGCAAATCGCCATCGGCCACCGGCTTATCCCAATCCGCCCGCAACACCGCTTGTCCGTTGCGCAGGATGATGAATGGCTGCTTCGTATCCGGAGCAAGCGCAGAAATTGGCCCGGCGGCATCAAGCATCCGCACCTCCCGATTACGCATCGGATGGAACGGATCGCGTACCGTCACGCATTGGGCCTTAAACATGGCGGTAATACTCCAGATGACCCCAGCCGGAAGCCTTCAGCGCCTTGACCGACTGGAAGACCACGCCGTCGCCACGAATGCAGTGCAGCACCCCACCGCCATCAACATCAACCCACAATCCGACGTGCGACGGATGCTTGGCATGTGCCAGCAACACACAGTCGCCCTCTGCTGGCTTTTCAACCAGGCTCCAGTTTTCTCGCTCCGGGTTAGCCGCAACTGATCTCGCACAGGCCATCCGGCTGTAGGCATCCACATCGAAGGCCGGGATCACGCGCCCGAAGCGCTCCTGCTGCACGCGGCGCACGAAGCCCCAGCAGTCATGCTCGCCATGTACCCACGGCGAGCCGATATAGTCGAAAGCCCAATGCGTCATACCACCAGCCCCGGGAAACGCTCTGCCGTGTATTCCTCGTTCGGAAAGCGCTTGTTGTTCAAATCGCCGAAGCTGGCCGTCGCCCGCACCTTGAAAACGTCGGCGCTGATATTCGACAGTACCATGACCATCGGCGGGTCGTTCTGCGGCCCGGAAAGGTCGGTCGACAGGTACTCCCGGTAGGTCATCGTGATCAGCTCGGTCGACGTCATCGCCAGTTGCACGTTGGCCAGGATGTCACGCGACACGTTGTCGATTTCGACCGTGCATTGCGGCACGCCGGTTGCCGACACTTCCGGCTTCACCAGGTTGAAGGCGAAGCGAATAAAAGTAACCGGAGCCCCGGTTTCCAGATTGGCGTTCAGATCCTGGAAATCCCGCACCACGTAGATTGGCGATGAAAACGCCGGGTGATTGATCTCCAGCGTGTGGTAAATCACCACATCGGCCGGCGCGGCAGCATAGGCTTCCTTGAGTGCTTGCGAGAGCGTGCTGTCTGGCATCAGCGAATCTCCAACTGGGCTGACACTTTCCAGAAACGCCCATCACGCGCGGCTTTCCATGCGCCCTTGAATCGTGCCTGCTCTGCCGTCGCGCCACCCTTGCCGACGGCTAGGGTGATGTCGAACCACGATGCGCCGCCGGATATGCCGGTGCTCGCATCATCGAACCAGGTACGGAACCCAAGGAAATTGGCATCGGTGAATACGAACGAAACGTCGACCATATCGTTTCGGGCTGCCGTGCGGCGGCGAACACGCGCCGCGCCGGTCTCCATGTCGGTGCGGACGGTTTGCTCGACCGGGGTCAGGCTGTAAGACTCGACCAGAGGCCCGGGAAGGGTTGCTGGATAGCTTGGCATATCAGTAGGCTCCTGCCCGACGGCTCAGGCCGAACGAGCTTTGCATGGCATTCGGCACGGCCCCGTTTCCGGTAGAGATGTCGCCAGCGATGCTGGCCTTGACTTGCTCGATCAGCACTTCGATCACCCTGTTGCCACGCCCATCAGAGCGCTCCTGCGTTGTGGCTTGGGCCGAGGTGTTGTTGTTGACGATGACCGTGACTGAACCGGAACCCTCTGCCGATACACCGAGCTTTCCGTCACGACCCCGCTTGAGCGGAAAAATCCCCTCGGGACCAGCCTCCGCAAAGACGCCGGCACCCTTGGCGAACTGGAAGAATTGCGGGGTCGAATAGACGCCGCCTGAATAAGCAGACAGAGATGGAGAGTCATAAACACCTCCGTTTGCATTAATCCTTATTCCGCTTCCAAGATCACCACTCGAAAATCCTGGTGTTGTATTACCACCAGACGAAGATGATCCGCCTCCAAAAAATCCTTCAAATGCACTACCTAAAAACCCCATCAATCCAGATGTAGCAGACTTTGCTTGCATTCTAATAATGTCAGCAATTATTGAATTGGCAAGATTTGAAAAGCTTATTTTCCCTGTCATGGCAAAGCTAACCATGGCGTCTTCCATGGCTTGTGTAGATTTATTAAAAACCTCCTTTGCCTTATTTGCCGCATTATTAGCTTGGTCTGAATATTCTTGAAAAGCTTTTGTCCATCCAAATTCAAAAGATTTTCTATCGTCGTAACTCTTTGCTGTTTCTTCTGCTACGCGTTGTTTTTGTTTTAGAAGTTCTTCATTGGCGCGGGAAAGAGCAGCAGTTTGTTCTGTTTCGTCAGTTACATCACGAATAATGCGCTCTCTAATTGATCTTCCTTCGTCTTCTACTTTGTATAAAGCCTGAGCAATATCTCTCTCTCGCTCAGTCATTAGTGCAAGTTCTTTTTCTCGATTGATTCGATCAACGACAATAGCATTTGAACGCTCATAATCACTAATGATGTTGTCTATTTTCTTCTGTGATTTCTCGGCTTCATTTGCCTTGTTACGAGCCAAATATACAGCGTAATAAGACTCTGCAACCTTCTTTTGAGAATCAGTAAGTACAATCGTTCCTGACGCAATATCTGCCTGAAACTTGGCGTAATCCTTCTCGGCCTGAGTTAGCTTTTCTACAGAGTTCAGGTCAGCGGTTTGTACTGCAATCTTCTCGTTCAACTGAGAGATAATATTGCTGTAATCGTTCGCGTGCGGATCGTTCTTTTCTTTCTTATCTGCGCCAAAAGTCTGACTGTTTAGTTCTCCAGATAGCGGTTTGTCCTTCTCTACCTGTTCGGCGGCAAGTTGCTTTAGGCGAGCAGTCGATTTCTTGAGTTCGCGCTCTGCTCCAGATAATTCTTGCTTCAGGTTTTCTATGCGTCGCTTTGCTGCGTCTTCTCCAAGAAACGTTAGTTTCCCGCTATCGAGTTCGGCAGTAACCTTGTCGATTTGAGCCTTTATGCTAAGAACTCGATTAAATGCAGCAGTAGAGTCTGCTTCTGAAATCTTCAGAGGATTGATTTCTTGGCCCATTGCCTTAGACAGCGCAGCACCGATACCAACCAGAACAGCCTGAAGCGTGCCGCCTTCCTTCTGCGCCTTCAGCATCCAATCTGTAATATCTTTTGCAGGACCGACAACCGCAGCCGCCATCTGCTTGGATAGCGTTCCCCACGAGGCAGTCAGGCGCTTTACGTTCTTCTCGTACTCATCAGCAGCCGCAGCTTGTTCTTTGGTGACTTTTCCGACAAGGGTGGATTGCTCGGCAAGGTCTTTTAGGAACGGAATCAACTGCGCTCCAGACTTGCCAAAGATAGCCATCATCGCAGCAGCTTTACCGGAACCATCGGCAAACTGTTCTTGCGCCTTGGCGACTTCCAACATGGCTTGAGCTGGGTCAAGGTTGCGCAATTCCTGCAAATTCAACCCAAGAGCTGCCAGCGCCTTGCCTGCGCCTTTCGACTCGTCATCAGTCGAATGCAGTGCTTTGTTCATTTTGTCCAAAGCACCTTCGATGGCTTCAAAGTCTCGACCACCGATCTTAGCGACGCCCTTCAGTGCAGACAGGTTTTCTACGCTTGCACCAGTGCGCTCGGCAGCATCTTTAAGACCTGCCATGCTGGATATGGCATCTTCTATATTTCCCTTGAGAATTGCGAACGAACCAACGCCAGCAAGGCCAGCAGCAGCAAGACCAACTCCCTTGAATGCGCCAGTCATCTTGGAAGCAAATTCATCTGCTCGATCTGCCACCTTGGATAGATCGCGCTCGAAGTTTGCTAACCGCGCTTCGATGTCAATTGATAGCGTAGCGAGTGCCATTATTGTTCCTGGTTCTGGTGATGGTCACGAATAGCCGCAAGCTGGGCAATCATTAGCTCTACGTCCTCATAGCCGAGAATTTCAGCAACGTGCGGAATGGCAGACCATTCCAAGCCTCCGCACATATTCCATGCACGGATTGCTAACCGTATTTCTGGTGTTGGTTTTGGTGGATCAAGGTTTCCCGGCAGGTTCTGCGCCTCAAGCCACGCGGTCAGTTTTTTGCCGCTTCAGCCAATTTCTTTTGGTGATCTGCGTAAGCGTCAAATACCGCCTGAACGATGGACGACAGAATGTCCAAGCGATCCTCAAGCCACGTAGCACAGGCTTCGGCATCGAACGGCAATGGATGCGGAGAACCTCCATCAAACATGGACAGTTCGCTAACGCCTTCCCATCCGCAAATAAACGGGATTACAGCGCGAGCCGCGTTCTGTTTGTTGAGTTCGATCATTTCAAGATCAGTAGGCCGACGAACGATAAAGGTGAAGCCGTTAGACTCCACCTTTACCTCGCGAGCCTTGCGGAGTTTGTCAGCAAGGCTCATTGGTTAGCTCGCGTAGTACGTCGGAGTGCCGTTCATAGTGACAGTGGTCTTGGTAGTGACCAACTGCTGCGCCGATCCACCCGGAAGCAGAGAGGCACCAACATAGCCGTTAAACACCATGATCTGACCGCCAGAGCCAAAGGTGAACATAAATGCGCGTTTTGCCTGAGCATCAGATGCAGACTTCATCGCCTTCAGGCCAGCATCGGAAACATCCCAGATGTTGTCGAAGGAGAACGAAGCGGCAGAAGGAAGTCCGGGCATTTGCGAACGCTGCGCAACGTGAATGGTAGTCGTATCGATGAAATCGAAATCGCCACCAGACGAACTCAGCGAAGTTGCCGTGGTGATCGAGGTGCCGAAGGTGATCTTCTGAAGCGTACCGCTAGAGAAGGTATCAAAAGCAGTGGTGTCCTCGCCTTCAAGCGTGAAGGAGGAGCCAGACGGAGACTTGACGCGGAACACGCGATCATCAACCTGTCGCATCCCTTGAACCGACAAGACGACGTAATCACCAGCCGAGAAGCCGTGAGCAACGGAAGTCGTAACGACGCCTTCAGATGCCTTGGTGATGCTGGAGATGGTGAAAGATGAGCCAAGAGCCGATTGCATCGCAACTGCGACGTTCGACCATTTCTTTGCTGTTGCCATGGTAATTCCCTTTCTTTGGGCGAAAAAAAAGACGCCCAAAGGCGTCTGTGTTGTTGGTGCTGCTTATGTGCTACGTGTTAAACCAGTCTGTCTCGATGGTTACTGCGAACAGTCCTACCTCTGCGTCGAATCCGCTTGATCGGTCAGTGATAGGGTTGCCTGAGTTATCAAGCGCAATGCGAATTTGATCTGCTACAGCTTCTGCATTTGTCCTGCTTTCTGCCCATGCGGTGATTGCAAACTTCACATCCTCGGCAAGCATGTATCCGCCGATGTTGTAATACGGTGTCGTATTGGCGCGAACATAGACGACAGCAGGAAGCGCAACGTTTTCCGGTATGGCATCAGGGTAAATTCGGGTAGATACCAACGAGGTTAGACCTGCCAAGCCTGATAAGGCGGCATAGAGTTCTGTTTCTGCGCTCATTTGCGGTTATTCCACCCCTGAATAATTGGAGCCATTTCGGTTTTGAACACTTCCAATGCTTTCGGAAGCGCATCAACAGCCTTGCTCAAGAAGTCGCGTTTTGGCATTTTCTTCGTGCCGAAATTGACGAATCGCCAATAGAACGGATCATTCTTGCTCTTTGCTCCGCGCTTAGATTCTTTGACTTTCACTCTGCGCTTGTACGAACCGAGAATATCCGCGCCTTTCTGCGTCTTGTACTTTGCGCCATCAGCAGGACGAACGTTGATAAACACGCCGATGTTTCCTTCCTTGCGTGCTGCTTTACTCGTTCTGACCATCAGCCTGCGCTTTAACAGGCCTTTTGTTCTGTAAGGCGTCTTTGCTGCCATTTCAGAACTCATCACAGGAACAACAGCCCGAGCAGCAGCAAGCGGAACCTTTGCCGCCTTACGAAGTGCATTCAACAGATACTTATTGCGTAGCTGTCTAGGAAGTTCAGCGAGTGCGCTTTTCAGCGACTCAACCCCTTCCAGCTTGACCGATACGTTATCGGCCATCACGCGCACCATGAACAGCAGCAATCTCAATGGTTCCAGAGTATTTTTCTGTTCCTTTGATTATGTTAGTTACGTCGTAATTGTCGCCTTTCCAAACTATTCGCATGTTTTCAGACAAACCTGAGCGATTACGAATAAGAAAACGAGCATCAATAACATGCTGCTGTTGATTTGCTGCATAAAACGAATTGCCACGTAGAGGCATTACCTTTGCCCATACATACGCAATATCAGACCACGTAATAATCTCCTCTCCGATACTGTTTTTTGCTACAACCTTAGACTGTATCGTTACCCTTTCTCTAAACTCTCCGGCGCTAATCATTTCAATACACCTTGTGCGGATCAAGGAGGCGATCCCAGAACCGCCCCGGAAGCTCCGACATTGATCCAGTTACCAGAGCATCTGTATTGCTCACGCCGAAGCCGACAGCAAGCTTTATCCACGCCTTGATTGACTCAGGCACATCAGCCGCGCCACCATAGCCGCAGACATAACGAACACGTACGGCATTCGGTACAGGATAGGATGTAGGCCATGCTTTACCGTAGGCAGGCATCAGCCAGCCAGGCTCAGAATCTTTATCAAGCAGCGTGTCGTTCGGATCAAGCGTTTGCTCAACGCCAGACGAATCAATATATTTGACCGAGACAAGCGAAACAATCGGAGCGCCGCGAAGCTCGAAGGAATCTGGGAATGTATCCAGCACAAGTTCGCGTGTCTGCGAACAGAATGCCCTGCCTGTTTCATGCTCCGCCAGTTCCCGTGCCGAAGTAATCAGGCCGGGAATGATCGCGTCAAACTCAGCCCCATCAATACGGCAATGTGCTTTGGCTTCTGCGAGCGTTACAGGTTCTTCGCTAGGAGCGACTACGACTTTATATGTCATGGCTTGACCAATAAAAAACCGCCCGAAGGCGGCTTGTTAATCGTGCAGAGGGGATTCGATTTTTTAATGCGATCCGTCGATATTGCCGAGACTCGCTGCCCAATCAGATGGACGCATCGGCCACACATCACCACTGGCGACAGCAGGCAAAACAGCCTCATTGATGAATCGCTTGATCGTGCCGAGATACCACCATCCACCGTCAGAGACAGCAGGCGGCGCAGGATTTCCACCCTGCCCCGGTGCGTATTCAAGGTTTGCATTGGCGTGTGCCGCGTTCGCAGGATCTGTTTCGTCGAGAACGTAGTGCCCGTAAATCCATAGATGCTCACCACGACCGATAGCGCCTGCTAGTGCGTTTTTCAGGTCAGTCAAGGTCGTTGCCGTAGCACCGCTGCCCATTTCAACCGAGCCGAAGTGCAGCGGGTTATCCACGCCGAATTCGGTCACGGATACCGTGCGCTTCTTGATCGAGCGGAAATACTTGATACCCGCTTCAGCGCAAATCGGCTGCGTGACTTCCATGACGCCGACAGAGTTATTCGGGTATGCGCCAATATGTGCGGCGCGAGTCCAGCCCTTTGCTCGAATCAGGCGAACCAGATCAACTAGCTCATGTCGCAAAATGGCGCGAGTCGTAGCATTGTCGGCATTGATCACCTTTTCCGTCAGCGTCTTGAGCGTTACCGTTCCAGTTGCTGAACCGTCAACACCCGTCGCCGGGTAAGTAATCGTGGTTGCGCCCGTCGATTTGCACAGCACCAGCCCATTGAAATCAGACGGCGTGGCACCTTCTGCCAGTGCGTAGAACTCCGTATTCGTCGGGATGTTGTGCGCGGCTGCGGTCGTAAATGTTACGACGTTTGAAGCGCGAACGGCAGTTGAGGCTGTAAATGTCGAGCCTGGATAGCTGCCGCCATGATTCCAGAAGTGCGGCAGAGCATCCCATCCGAAATCACGGTACAGAACTTCTTTACGCAGCGTGTCTGCAGCGGTCGGGTACATCAAGTCGTAGATGTAAGTTGCCGTGAAGTAACCAGGTATTCCTGCCGATTTCATGAACTCAGCAACACCACCAGATTTCGTCATGACGTTATCTGCGCCGTTATAGCCAGTGGCATCGAATCCCATGACTAGCGCGGTCTTCGCCTTGCAGGCCTTTCGGAACTGGTCGAGATAAATATCAAGACCTGACATGTTGGCAATGTCTAGTTCGAAGTAGCCAATGGCGGACAAAGGATCGAAACCAGTTCCGCTTACGGTCTTAGTTACGCCTGCCGAAAGCGTGCCAGAGCCAACCGATCCTGTCGTGTCGCCACACCAGCACTTGCAGGTATTCCATCCCTGACGCAGAGCATTCAGATTGAACGACCAGCGGGTGCTATTGGCAGACCATCCTGACGAATTGAACAGCGACAGCGAAATCGATTTCGATCCGTCAACTACGGTCGGGATGTATACGTCGAAGCTCAACATCTGCGTGACTGGATCAAGCGTAACTGCCAGCGACCCCTTGCGGATTTGAGATGTCGCATTAGACGGAGTGGCTTTGAGCGTCGCGTTACCCCATCGCGTCACAGTGCGGTCATACGCAAGCGTGCAAGCCGTTACTGATAGCGCGTTAGTCGAGTTGGTGATGTCGTAAAGCGTTGAACCCTTGGTCGTGATGTAGTCAGCACCACCGATCAGCGAATCCAGCTTCTTGCCGGACGCCAAAACTTCAATCCCCCCGGTGAGAGGATTTGTAGTGGCGACAACAAGATTGCCTTTTTGTCCTCCGGTTACTGCTTCATCATATGATTCTGCTGGAACAGGATCAACATATGGTGTACCACCAACTAGGTTTGATGACGCTAATCCAGAGCTAATAAGGCCTGACTCAGTATAAGAATCTGTAGTTAGAAGATTCCCAACTTTATACAGCCGTCCGTTTGAATAATCTTTCCAATCAACAAGTAACCTGACTGTCATTTCATACCCTTTGCTTTACTGTCGAATTCGCCGCTTTTTTCAAGCTCTTTTGCGTCTTCTAGGTTCAATTCGTAAAACTCGCCGCACTTAAGTCCAAGACGATGAACATCAACTAGTGCGCGGCCATGCACTTTTTCTGCAACTGACTCATCGATTTTTTTAGTTCGTGCCATGAATAGGCTCCAGAAAAAGCCCCTCCGGAGAGGGGCGTATAGCTATTAGGTAGAAGAGTTGGCGTAATACCGCAGCGGCGAACCGCCATCGGTCAAGGTGCCGCCGGTACGCATCCAGGCGAGGAAACCAACTTGGCCGAGCTTGGCGTAAGCGGAATCATCAAAGCGGAACAGGGTGAAGCCCATCACATCGCGGATGGTGTAGCGCGAGAAGTCGCCAAACAGAATGGACTTGGCGTTAGCGGCCATGGTCGCAACGTCTTGGTTAATCACGACGTCGTAACCGAGCAGAGAATCACCCATTGCTCCGCCAAGTCCTTCGTATCCAGGAAGGAATACAGGACGGTTCTGAGAGTCCTTCAGCTTGCGGATAACCTTAAGCGATGCATCGTTCATCATAAACTTGCAGTTGCCAGCACGGTAAGCAGGATCGACAGAATGAACGAGGTCAATCAGGTCATCGACAATCACGCTGGTGGTTTGGCCGGTGGTGCCGGTCTTGCCAGCAGCGGAGGCGGTTACAACACCCTTCGGCTGGCTGGTGCCGGTGCCGGTGGTGAAGTATTGGTTAGTGATACGGCCCAGACGGTCGCCAAGACGACGAGCCACAAACGCCTCAACGTCAGCAGCCGAGTCTTGCAGCAGTTCGAACGGAACAGCGACGATCTTGGACGAGAACTTGTAGGTGCTGAGAGTCACCACGCCAAACGACGGATCGGCAGCCGTAGCGGTGGTGTTCTGGCCGATAAGTTCGCCGACTTCCGAGGTGCCGTCAGAGGTCGGGAAGTTGATGTCGTTGCCCATGTTGGACTGAATGACGTTAGCGACGGAACGAACGCCACCGTAAGCCTTGAGGACTTCGCTGATTTGACCAGCAACATCAACCGGAACGGTATAGCCGCCTTCGGTCGTATTGGTGGTGCTCATCGTGGCGCGAACGTCAGCCCAATCTTGCGCAGACAGAGCCTTATCGCCGCCCTTCAACCACTTGGCAAACAGTTCCTTGCCAGCATTGCGCATTTGACGCTCTTTGTTTTCCTCGATCTTTTCTTCGATCTTGGAATCGGCAGCAGAGGCCAGAACTTTCTCGATACGCTCTACTTGAGCCTTGATGTCATCGAGTTCGGCCATTCCTTGATCGTACTTTGCCTGATAATCGGCATTCCACTTGTCGTTGTTGTT